GTTGAGTGCTCTCCGCAATGGTTCTGTGTATTCATAGGCTAAGCCTGCCCAATGCTCCGCACCACCCTGGGCGTTAGATGCACTCTGGGCTGAATTGGCTGCTGCCTGAGCCGAACCTGCCGCGGCCTGTGCGGATGCCGCCGCTGCATCAACATTTGTCTGAACCTGTGAAGCATAGCCTCTGGTAAGCTCCTTATAGGTCGCCGCATTGGCTTCACTTGCTGCTGCACCGGCTGCACTATCTGCCGCCGCGTTCTTGCTTCTGTTGGCACTTCCTGCAGCAGCCTCAGCAGCTTCCTGACTTTTTCTGGCATCTTCTGCAGCATCAATAGCTGACTGCGTTACTGCCTGGTCAAAGTCATATCCTTTTGGCATTCCTATTGGGATAGCTCCCTGCTGGAGTGCTATTTTAATTTCCTGCTCCGTCATTGTGTACTACCTCCCTCACAATGAATTTTGACGGATATACCAATGTGGTATGGAATCCATCTGACCTTGTTAGGTCAAGATCATAATAATAATTTCCCGCTGACAGTCTGACCATTAACGACTTGTCAATAAATACCCGGATGATATTGTTGGCAATATCAATAAAGCATGTGGTCGTGATCAGCGGATTTAAGTCTCCAAGGTTCTCCTTTATGGAGAATCTTACAGTCTCTGTACCCTTCAAAATGTACCCTTCTGCAGCCATTTTGAAGAAGGTCAAAAAGGTATCGTTTTGGGATACCATAATGGTGTTACCTTTTACGACTATCACTCTCAGCCCTCCTCCTTATACTATTTCTATTGCATTGGTAACAGGAGGCCCCTCAGAGCCCGCCTTAGTTAATGCCGATACTGTCAAGGAATACAGCCCAGGCTGGATATCTGTAAACTGCATACTGCGATTTGTTGTTGTTCTGACATCATCGTTGAGTGCTACCTGATAGCAGTCAAGATTTGTTGCCGTTACCCGGTTCCACGAGACTTCTACACTCCGCCCAGAAACATCAACATCGACACCTGTTATATCCAGGCTGGCTATCCTTGATATTGTATTTAACTTGGCAACCGCTCCGTCAGTCCTCATTGCAGCATTACCAGTAACTACCTTTACCCAGCGGGTGGTTTCATCCACATCGGTTGAGTAACTTGTATCAGTTATACCGGAGGCTACCTGGTTGTATTCGATACCGTTGGATGATGTGAAGATATAAAAATCTCCCGTGGAGGCTCTCTCCCAGCTTAAATCCATACGGTATTTAAGGGTTCCATCCGCCCCTAAGAACTCATATCTGGTACCGGAAAGATTAGTAACATTCTTGATACCCTTGGACTCCTCTGTATAATGAGGCTCCGGAATGTCATAATCCTCATTGTAGACATTCTCGTTATACTCAATACACTCTATCTTGCGAGTAAAGTCCTGAGCGCGGGTAATGCTTTTGACGACGAACGGCTTTGAGCCGATGCTGGCAATAGCTAAATCAAAGATATCGTCCTTTTGCGGCAGGTCGTTGTCATGGAGCTCTGCCAGCTTAACCTCACACCAGCCATCACCATTGCTTATTATCTCCACCGTGGTGGTGTAGAGATTATCATTAACAGTGCGATACATAATACGATACTCATTAATTGTATCCTCCAGCTGTACCGGGAGTTTGAGCACATCACCCTTAACGCTGTATATGCGTCCGGAACGTGCCCACATTGGAACGTCATGAGCTACCATAACCAGATCACCAATAGTGCAGGCTATGGCATCTATATTAGCCTCAAAGGAGCATGTTCGGAGTAAATACTGATTGCATTTCAGCTGATAGACTCCCTCGCGGTATGCCTGCTCATAAGAGGTTATACCGTCGTAGGTTGCCTCTGCTGTCTTTTCCACCGTCGCAGTATCATAATCATCAGAGTAAATAGTTATAGTTTCGCGGTTGAAATTGTTGTCCGCATCCATGTATGTGACTTCCACAGCATTGGCTCTGTCAGCTGTCTCCATAAACTCCTCTTGAAATGTTCCAGCAATAATGTTACCCATGCCAAACATCTGAACAGGCTGCTTCACACAGTCCCACACAGCTCCATATTTGGTGCCCAGCCTTAAGACCTTACCGCGCCCGATGTTGGCAATATTCTTATTAACAACATCCAGCATTTCTCCCAAGGTGGCTATCTCGATATTGATATATAACTCCTTGTTGCTGCAGAATGTCGCCCACTCATTAAACTGGTCATAAATCATATACTTTGCCGGTACGCCTCGCACATCATAAGACCATTCGTGAGTAACTGGATGCTCCAAATGCTGGCATTGATGCAGCATATCATAGCTGGCCCACGCAGGATTATTGGCTGGTTTCTGCTCATACTGTTCTGTATGAGGGTTCCATACCCAAACATTGGCGCGGGTCTTTTTAAATCTTAGATTCGGGGTGCCGCTGATCTGGTCAGTGGCCAGGGCCTTGATGCCTAACAGGGCAATATTGGGATAGCAGAAATCATCATATACAACTGATGTGAGCATGGACCAATTGCATCTCACAGCAGCCCGGCTATTGGTTACTCCATGGCTTCTGCCAGTAACAACCATTTGTACCTCGTAGCTTCCCGGATTAAGATTATCAACCCTAAACTCTCTACGCAATGCGGAGCTGGTAGCTCCCGATATTGTTGTATTAACAAACTGCGTCCAGTTCTCCGCCCCCTGCAAACGATAATATGCTGCTATAGATACCCATGCACCTGATAAGCCGCCGCTATCATCAGCATAATAGAGGCCCTGTGGGAACTCCACTTTGACAATAAGGCCCTCAGTAGCATTACCCTGAGCGGTATCCACGCGGGCTGTTTCTGTCAGCTGATACCCTAAATTCTTGGAGAAATATGTCGAATTAAAATAAGGCACTATCTCCTGTGTATTCGTACCATTACGAATCTCCAGGGACATGCCTCTGTAATATGATACTGGGTTATCATTAATCATTACGTCTGTGATTTCCAGCGGGCCCTCTCCAGCTGCTACAAGCCAGTTAAGGTACTCATTATCGCCGGATGCCTCAGTGTATTTTCCGATGCTTTGGCCGCCACTTTCAACAGTTCCATAGGTTATGGCCACCGCATTATTTTGGCCTTCCATGGTCTGTATACCATCCCAGCTATATGTTGGGTTGCTGTTGGTTTGTGCGTTGAATTTTCCTAAGTCAACCTTTGGCGCAAGGAACCGATTAATTAGTGTGGAGCCAATAAACATTACAGCCGCGCTGGCTACATAAGAGGCCACAGTCCATGCACCTGACTCTGCAGCGAAAGCGGCTCCAGCTGCGCCAGCGGCTACTGTTAAGGCTATAGAAGCCACAATGGCCAGAATCTGCTTGCCACCGCCGCCCTTGGCCACGCGGGGATATATAACCACCATGTCTCCTTCTTTGGTCTTGGTTTCCTCAACCACATTGAGGCCATTGAAGGTCATTACCATGTCAGCTGGTGCAGGGCTGTGTTCCTTCATAATTTCAAGGGCTGTCTGCCCTGGCTCCAGCTTTATTATTTCCCTTCCATTCCACGGTTCAAAAGGGTTCTTGATAACTACTAATGTAACTTTTTCAGCCATTACTTATCACCGCCTGCATAGGTATAGAAACTGTCGATGATACGCCGCCATGCAGGAGACTCCACGCGATCCACACACACGCCTATTCTGTCGCGGGTATGAATCATTTTACCATCACCGATATAAACACCGGTATGGTTGATGATACCCTTAGGAACTCCAAAGGATATGCACACAATGGAAGGAGCCGGAGGCTCTGTGCCTTCCTCCACCTTCCTCCATATAGGGTTGGTTTTCTGCTGACGGATAATGGCATCTATCTTGGCAGCATCATCATAATTGGCTGTGTACTCCGGCAGCTTAATCCCGTATCTGCCAAAAACCTCCATGACAAGGCCATAGCAGTCAAGGCCTTTTTTGGGGTCTCTGCCCTCATTAACAAAGGGTGTACCGATAAGGTCAGTATAATTAATCAATGGATGTACACTCCTTTCTGGTCAA